TATTAACATCTATATAAAGCTGTCGACGAACATCCCCGACGCAATGGACCGGGCGGCACAGGCTACCCGGAAAGCATCAAACGGTATGAACAACCTAAGCGACCGCATGAAGAAGGTTGCGAGCGGTTCAACGGCTATGAGTGAACGCATGGGCGGTGCGTTCCAAATGATGATTGGTAGTTTAGCGGCTAGTGCGGTAACGACAGCGTTATCCACTATACAGAACGGCATCTCGTCGCTCATGGGAACGGCCGAAGAATACGCCGGGATACAGGCCCGTATGAATTTGGTTACGGGTAGTCAGCAGAACGCTATTATTCTGAATGAACGCATTTACCAATCGGCACAAAAGGCTAGGGGCGGCTATTTAGATATGGCCAACGCCGTTTCACAATTGGCTATGTCGGCCCATGATGCCTTTCCCGACCCGAGGGAAGCGGTCGACTTCATGGAAGGCGTTCAAAAGCTGTTTGTTATCGGCGGTAGTAGTAAGGAAGCCCAAAAAAATGCCATGTTACAGTTAACGCAAGGCATGGCCTCCGGACAATTACAAGGTGATGAATTCCGAAGCATTGCCGAAAACGCACCGCTTATCGAGAACATAATCGCCAAAACCATGGGCGTATCTCGTGGAGAGCTTAAACAGTTAGCCGCCGAGGGTAAAGTTACCGCCGAGGTCATCAAGAAGGCTATCGGCGAGAATATGGAAGAAATCAACGCACAATTTGAAACGATGCCGAAGCGTTGGGGCGACCATTTTACGATGATACAGAATAGAGCGTTAAAAGCGTTCACGCCTGTATTTGAAGGCCTTTCACAATTGGCGAATAGTGATGCTGTTCGGCAAGCCGTGGAAGGAATAGCCGAGGCCCTGGAAGCGTTAGCACCCGTATTTTGGATTATCGTTCGTGGTGTTGATGCAGCTATCAATACGATTGTATGGGCCTTTAGCGGCATGGCCAACTTCGTGCGTAATCATATGGTTGCGTTGAAGATTGCGGCCGTGGTACTAGCCGGAGCGATTACGGCGTTAGTAATTCCGCTTGCGTCGAGTGCCTTTGCTATGGGAGCGGCGGCAGTTGCGACTGTGGCTAAAACCGTGGCAGACTGGGCCGAGACGGCAGCACTTATTGCAATGACCGCCGCACAAGACGGGCTAAACGTGGCCCTTGCGGCATGCCCGATAACCTGGATTATTGCCGGCATCGTTGCCATTGTAGCATTGGTATTCTTGGCCGTTGACGTGTTTAATTATTTTGCGGATACGTCTATATCCGTTACGGGCCTTGTTGGAGGCTTGTTCGGAATCCTGGGCGGCGTAATATACAACACGGTTGTATTCGTGTGGAACATTTTTGCGGCCTTGGCGAACTTCTTCGCTAACGTATTTCGTGACCCGTTGGCAGCCGTTGCTAATCTGTTCATTGATATATGGAACGGCATCGTCGGATACGTAAAGGCAGCCGTAAATGCCATTATTGACCTTATCGGGAATATTCCCGGTATAAAGTCAGTTATTGGCGGTGCGATTGACCATATCGGCGAAAACGTATTACAGGCCGAGCATTTCGCTGTTTCCGGCGGCGAGGTGACCGTCGCACAGAAAATGGAATACGGGAACATTTCAGAATTCGCTCAAACCGGGTATGAAATTGGCGACGGGATTGGTGACCGTATCGGGGATATGCTGAAAACACCCGATATTTCCAATCCTGGCGAATACGATGCGTCGAAGATTGAAAGCGGTGCCGGTAAGGACGGAGTGGCCGGAGGAAGTGGCGGCAAAGAAGCGGCAAAGAACGCTAAACAAACAGCAGACAACACGAAGCGAATCGCCGACAAAGTCGACATGACGGAAACGGAAATTAAAGAGCTGCGAGATGCAGCCGTCCGTTCCGCATTAAGCAAATTCATGAAACAAAACACGGTCGTAAATATCAGTAATGATGTAACGATTAATAACGATACCGATATGGACGGATTCGTATCGGATCTTCGGAAGGGTATCGAACAGGCCGTGAACGGGCAAAGACAGGGGGTCGGTATCTAGTGTATTACATGTACCTTGACAGAATGGAGATACCGATACCGCCGGCCGAAATGACGACGACTATCGCCGGGAAGAATGAAACAATAGACCTTATCGGCAAGGGTGAAGTCAATATCATTAAGCCGCCCGGACTGACGGAAGTCAGCTTCAAATTCATGTTGCCGAACAGTAATTACCCGTTCAATCAGTCGACGCTGTTTAAGGGACGTAAGGCGAAATACTACCTCGATGAGTTGGAGAAGTTAAAGAAGAAAGGCGTTATACAATTCATTATGGTTCGTATGAGCCCGAAAGGCTCGATGCTTGGAATGAACAACATGAAATGCACGCTTGAAGACTGGACCCTCGAAGATTCGGCCGACGAAGGGTTCGACATGTATGCGAATATAAAATTAAAGAAATGGAAGGACTGGGGAGCGAAACGCATCGAGGTCACGACGGATGAAAACGGAAAGGCTACGGGAACGGTACAAGGTGATAGGCCGACAACGGGCAAGGAAGTACCGAAGTCCGTAAAGAGTGGATTCGGGGCAACCCTTCAACAGGTTGTACGGACTCAACTCGGCAATCCGGATAACCTATTCGCCATAGCGGCCTTAAATAAAATCGCTGTTCCGGCCCTTCTGACTTACGGACAGCTGATTAAATTAAAAGACGAATCACTCGCCGAGAAGGTACAGAACGGGGGTCGGATGACGTAATGGCAGACGAACAGAAAAAGGAAGAGCCGAAAAAGTCGGGCCGGGTACTCACCAAGTACCCGATGCCCGTACCCTTGGAGTATCAATGCGTCATTACGAATAAGGACAAGACGTTTTTATGCGACGTACTGGACGATGTACAACTGACCAGGGGCATTGATTGCGAGCCGTCGAAACTCACGATAAAAATCCCGAAAGATGACATATTGGACTTCACAGAAGGCAATCACATTGAGTTTAAAGTAAACGGCGAATTGGTGTTCGTGGGAACAGTGTTCGAGAAAAGCCGGGATAAGTCGGCGATTATCTCCGTGACGGCTTACGACCAGTTGCGGTACTTAAAGAACAAGGATTGTTACGTATACGGGGATATTACCGCTACGGACCTCATTAAGAACATTGCCGAGGACTTCGGATTGAAAGTCGGGGAAATCGACAACACGGTTTACAAATTCCCGGCGAAACCGCAACGCCTTGAAAAGGACAAAACCCTCGCCGATATTATCCAAAGGGCCTTGGACCTTACGACCATACAGACCCAAAAATATTATCAACTGTACGACGACGGCGGTCAGCTGATGCTGAAATCGGTCACGGAAGGAATGAAGACCGATATATATATCGATGATGATTGCATGACGGATGTCGATTATAAGACTTCTATCGACAAGGACACGTACGACATGATAAAGGTTTATCGTACTGTTCCCGACGGAGCGAGAAAAGTCCTAAAGAACACATACGTCGAAATGGACAAGGAACATATCGAGGAATGGGGCCGCCTTCAATGCGTGTTGGTTCCCGATGCAAAAGATGTCGATGCCGTTAAGCGAGCGGCGAACATGTTAAAGCTAAAGAACAGAAAGACCCGAGATATACGATTAAAAGGCGTTATCGGAGATATTCGGATCCGTGGCGGCTCACTGTTGTATATCAACAAGAACTTCGGCGATGTAAATATCAATCAGTACATGATGGTTGAATCGGTCACGCACACGTTCAAGACCGGGGTGCATTTAATGGACCTCGATTTGTTCGTGACTTACGAAGAAGAACGCAAGACGGAAGTCACGAAGAACGAAGATGCGGAAGCTGTAAAGAAGATACAGGCGGCACAAAAGACGTCGGAGGCACGGCATATGGGTATCGGCGGTATGGCCACGGGAAGCGGTACAGCGGCACAGGTCGATACGGCATTTTCAATGAGTGACGGCAGGGTCAGTCCGTATGGTTCTGTAGGATGTGCGGATACGGTGTGTGCAGCCGGGTCGTGGTATAACAAGGACCTTGCAGATGAATACAACAAAGGTACTGCATCCGTACCGACTCTTCGAGGGAATCTGGAGGCGAAGGGATACGTTACAGAGTCGTTCAACGGGTACGCCAATAAAGGCGACTTATTGATATATGGCGATGATGACCATGTCGTGATTGCGGACGGTGCAGGCGGTTGTTTCGGCAACTCGTCGAGTAAAGGATACGCCATGCATTACGGCGATGCCGCTTACGCCTGGGGCAACGGTGAGTTACCGTCGAAGGTTATACGAATGGGGGCGACGTAAATGCATAACGATTACAATCGTATCGTAGATGCGATGAAGGGCATCGTCGTGAATACGCTTTCCGACTTGGATATGTCAGACATTCTTGTCGGAGAAGTTACAGGCGTGGACCCGTTGGCGATTACCGTCGACCAAAAAATTACAATCCCGGAATCGAATATATTACTGACGAAGAACACATGCGAACATACGATAGAGATGAGCGTTGACCACATCACGGAAGACGCAAGCGGAGGCAGTGGCGATGCCGCTTACGCTCCGCATCATCACGGGTATGTAGGACGTAAAAAATTCTTAGTTCATAACGGCCTTGTCCTTGGCGACAAGGTCATTTTATTGCGTGAAAGTGGCGGCCAAAGGTATATCGCCCTTGACCGTTGGTACAATCCCGACAGGGGGTGCACAACAAAATAGCGAATGAATTATTACCGACTTCGGCAACGCAAGGTTCGCCGGAGATTATACAGACCCGTCAGCCTTCGTATACGTATAACGTTGAGTTCGAGGCCGACGGGCAAATAAATGGGTTTGCAGACGGATTAAAGGCTATGAAGTTAGCCGTATTCAAGATATTAAGTACGGAGCGATACCGGTATCCGATTTACTCGTGGAATTACGGCATCGAATTGGAAGACTTATTCGGACAACCGATACCGTATGTTTACGCCGAGTTGCAACGTCGCATCACGGAAGCACTTGAAGCCGACGACAGAATCATATCAGTTACGGGATTCGAGTTTAGCCATGACGACGGAGATGTATTTGCGAGGTTCGACGTGGAAACGATATTCGGAACGCTTGAGAATATCACAAAGGGGGTGAGCGTTTAAATGTACGAAAACATGACCTTCGATAAAATCGAAAAAAGGATGTTAGCCAGAGTCAGATCTACTTTCGATAAACGAGAGGGGTCGATTATTTACGATGCAACAGCACCGGCCGCCCTGGAGTTAGCCGAGGCGTATATTATGGCCAGGGTCATACTCCGGCAGACGTTCGCCACGACAGCGGACAGGGAGTTTTTAACGCTCCGAGCCGCAGAGTTTAATATTTACCCGGAGGCGGCCACACCGGCCGAGGTGCTTAGTCAATTCGATATTCCGGTGCCGCTATATACCCGGTTCAACTCCGGCAATTACAACTTTATCGTAACGGAGCTTGTCGACGACAACGCACATACGTACAAGATGAAGTGCGAACAGCTAGGCCGAGGCGGTAACACAACAATCGGAGATATTACGCCGATTATTCCCGTCAACGGGTTAACGAGTGCCAAAATCGTAAAAGTCATTACGCCTGGCGAAGATGAAGAAGATACGGAAACGTTCAGGGAACGGTATTTCGAGGCCTTAAAGTCAAAAGCCTACGGAGGAAACGGAGCAGACTATAAAGAAAAGACGCTTGCAATCCCTGGCGTTGGCGGCGTGAAGGTGTTCCGCTGTTGGAATGGCGGCGGTGCGGTTAAGCTCGTGATTATTAATACCGAGTACGAAGTACCCGACGAAGGGCTTGTTAAAGAGGTTCAAGAAGTCATGGACCCGACTCCGCAAGGCAAAGGCTATGGACTTGCTCCGATTGGCCATACGGTTACGGTCAAGGCCGTGACGGCAACGCCTATTCCGGTATCCGCATCCGTGATACTCGGCAAAGGGGTCAGCATTGAAGATGTAAAGCCCGTGGCAGAAAAGGCCATTAAAGAGTATTTCGCTAAAGAGCGAGCCGCCTGGGGCAAGAAATCCGACACGGAGGGAACGACCGTCAGACCGGCCTATATTCTAATGTCGTTATTAAACATTCCCGGAGTCGTCGACGTAACAAGCGTAAGAGTCAGAGGCCTGGAAGAGAATACGGGCGTGGGTGCAGAAGCTGTTCCGGTACTTGGAACGCTCGAACTCACGAAAGTGGGTGCATAGCGTGAATTTTGAACGTGATATTGATATATCGAGATACCTTACGCCGGTAAGTCGTGACAGCCTCGACGTTCAGGAAATTATGCGAATTGAAAATCCCGAATTCAGGGCATTATGGCAGGTGATGTGCGACATTCTTATTAACCAGTACATAAGCACGGCCACGGGGTACGGCCTAGAGCAGTGGGAAGCGATTTTCGACGTTCTACCCGGAGTCAATGACACGGTCGAAGTACGACGTGACCGCATCATGACACTGCTTGGAGGAAGTAGGCCGTACACGCTTAAAAAGCTGCAAGAACTCTTGGACGACCAGTTCGGCATCGGGAATGTATTACCCGAAATCAACGGCGATAAGTATGAAATATGGTTTACGTTATCGAGAGATGTGGCCAATCGAGTACAAGAGATATACGACTGGGCCGAGCCTATCATTCCGAAGAATTTAATCATGAAATCACAAAGTGAACAGTCGAGTACGGAAACGATTTACTTCGGCGGTCGTGTCGTGGCTGAAAGCGTGAACGAGGATATATCGATTAACCGAATGAACGAAATCCGGGAACGGGTTTATTACGGCGGCCGCTTGGCACTTGAAACCGTATAAGGCGACAGAAAGGAGCGAAAAATATGTGGAGCGAAGCGAAACTGACCAACGCCGGGAAAAAGATTCACGCCGAGTTGTTGGCCAACAAAATGAAGCTAAAAATCGAGGAAATATGGTTCGGTGACGGGTCCGTTAGTGATGTTGAACAGGCAACAGACCTGGGCCATAAGAAGATAAAGGCCGATATTATCAGCGTTATTCAAGACGGAGTCGATTGTAAGGTACGGTTTAGAGTATCGAACCGAGGCACTCAAGATGCGATTACGCTGCGTGAAATTGGATTTTATGTAAGAAATGCCGATGCACAGTTGGTACTGTTTTCAGCTATGACAGACGACACGCCGGCGACATTGCCGGTCATGGGAGCTAACGGCGAAACACGGCACACGCTTACAGTGGCTTTCGGCTATTCTAATGCCGAAAATGTAACCGTCGACGGCACAGTTACCGAGGGATTATCGGCCGATGAAGTGCGACAGGAAATAAAAACGCACGACGAAGCCACGGACGCACACAAGAAGCAATTCGACAAGAAGGCCGATAAGGCCGATTTTATAGCGTTTAAGTCGAGTGTTATTGATATTGTTGGCGGCCACAACATGCCGTTAGTTATGAGGTCAATTATCGATTGGGAACGAATGAAACGCCTTAATAATGGGGTTGACGTGCGAGATGCCGTAAATTCGCAAACCGGGATTACCGCATATAGCGGTGACGCTACCGGGTACGATTTTCATCGGGGCGATATTTATCTGTCAGAAGATTTCACAACGTTTGATAAGATTCTCATCATAAGCACTACCGATACCGGAACGTATCGAAGCATTAAAGAATATGACGTATGCGTGTTGGATTATCTTATGAGTCAACCCGGCCCGATTGATATAGGGCCGAATAACAACAACATATGGCAAATCAATCCGAGAGTACAGACGGCAGCACTCGGACGCTCCGGGATAGTATCGACGAATACATTATTAGCCGTTAACAACCAAAACACCGCCATTGTTGACATTGTCGGCATTAAATACGAAAGGGTATAGCGATGATACATTTCGATGACGAATTACACATCGGGTCGGACTGGGCGAGGAATTACGTTATCCCGAACGAGAACGGCGATTATTCAGCCGCTAGTGTTGTAATGAAGGTCCGAGCGATGAACGGGGTTCTAATTATGCAAGGCAACTGCCGAATGAACGGGAATACGGCCGAGGTTCGGATCCCGTCATCGGCAAGCCTTCAAGCGAATCCGAAAGTCATGCACGCAAAGTACGATGTATTTATTCATACGCCCGAATGGACGTACAAAATCGTTATGGGAAAAATGACGATAATAAGAGATGTTTCGATGCATTAATCCGCATCACTGAAGAGGGGGAACAAAAATGGAAGAAAAACAAAAAGTAGAACTCACATTACCGAATCCGCTGAATATTGCCGTACAGGTACCGGGCTTACCGGGCAAAGACGGCAGGAGTGCGTACGAAGTAGCCGTCGAACGTGGCTTTGTCGGCACGGTTGATGAGTGGCTCGAAAGCCTTCATGGACAGAACGGCAGCAGCTCCGAGCCGGTCAGTATGAATTTTCCGACCGTATATCAAATGATGAAGAACAGAGCAATGAAGGTCGACAGCGACAGCCTGGAAGACGT